CAACTTTAGCACTAGTATCGCCGCTAACAAGTGTTTGGTCACTGTGAGCCTTAGATAGGAATCCAAAGATACCCATGCTAGTCAAGAATGCAAGAGCAATGACCGCAGGAATTAGATAGAGTTTAAGGTTCCACTTAGCTCTATTCCAATATTTATGTAGCCATAATGTGGTTACTACCTTAGCAACTTCTAGTGAGCCTCCCATAATAATGATTGGGATAACAGCAGCCGCAAAGATTGCAGTCAATCCTAGGATAGAATACCAGGCAGCAATAGCACTAAGCGTAAGTGCTACAATGAGAGTTAGAGTCGGAAAACTAAATATTTTTCTAAAGGTCATTAAGTATTTAGTCGTGTAAGCCAAATAGATGTCCGAATGTTTTATCAAATTCATCCGCTGTCATTAGTAGTTTGCGAGGAATCCCCGGACCCTGATAGATATGATACGTAACCCAAGGACCGTCATCCCTTCGCTTTACTTGAACAACTTCAATTCTATCGCCGTCTTCAAAGATATGGATTTTGCCTAGTAGCTTTTCAGCCCATTCAGCAGTATCTTTTACTGGATCATAATCGTCAAACTCATCAATCTCATCCATGTTACTCACCTAACTCGTAATTAGTTTCATATCCACCTTTGAGATCCTGCCACCAATCATCTTCTGGCTCATAATCATAGTCAGCAAAGAAATCATAAAAAAGGTCAGACTCCTCATCAGTAGGCTCTTCTCCGATAACTTCAACGTCCCAACCTTCGGTGTTGTGACTTACAATCTCTTTGAATCTGTTTAATGATCCAAAAGTATTGATGATATCCTCATCAGGAATATCGTATTTAAATTTACGAGTTACTTTATGTTCTTCATTTTTAATGACTTTCATTATTCTTCTCCTAAATAAAATTGTTTCATACGAATTTCAGTAAGCGTAGGATCCTTCAATGCACAATCATGACATATTTCTTCGTGATTGAGTCCATACGGACGGCAATCGTCAATGATGCCGCACTGTTCGCAACGCTGTGGAATTTCTTCAATAATGATTTCAAAGTGTGACATTTATTCTTCCCAAATATAAGGGCCTTTTTTAGGCACTGCAAAATTCAAATAAGTTTGAATTCTTTCAAGATCATTCTTATTCTTTAGACTGATTAACTCGTTTGCAAAATGCAGTTCGACTCCCCGATCTAATGCTAGCTCTAGTAGTTCATTGCGGCGTTCTGCGTCATCAGTTAAGCAATACATACTGCAAAGAACAATGCCGTCTGGACGTTCTTTAATGTAATACTCTAGACCAGGTTGCCAATCTAGATGCTCATTTTCAAATTCGTAGCTAGTATAATTAATTTTGTTTTTAACACAATAAGGTTCAATAATAGCACGTTGCATCGGCAAAGGAATATCTTTGCTAAACTTGCTATTCCAACCTGCGTAGGTAATAAAGCTTTTACCGGTATAGTCCATAACTTCTGCAATTTCATAATCTCCGGGCAATCGCATGAAGCCACCAGGAAGTCTGCGGCCCCATTCTTCACCTTCAATTAGAATACGCATGTCCATACTGACACGAGTATAACCTTCTTCATTGTTGACGTTGCCGTGAATTTGTTCCTGAAAGAACAGATGACTTTGACCAGGATTTAGTGTTACTGGCCATGCATGTTTCAAGCTTTCTTCTTCAAGCTTTTCTAGACTCCACTTTTCTGCTAAGACCTTTTTAGTGATTTCTCTGCTAATATCAAGGTCCAACATCCACATTGTGTTAGTCTTCTCTGCTTTAGTAAAGGGAGTCCAAATAGTTCTACAGCCGCGACCATTACCTACAAAGATACCTTGATGGAAAGCAAGTCTACGCCCAACCGTTGCTTGATTGGGGATAACAACTCGTAATGTACCCTGACGTTGAATCAGATATCGCTTGTTGCTAATACGCTGCGGAACAATGCTTGCCGCGAATTCATCAAAGCGTTCCATAAAATCTTTGCGGCTACATGCATTCTGCACATGCTGTCCTACCCTAACTACTTCGGCTGGGGACAACACCTCATGCAAGGTTTCAAGTTCTGTAACCTGAGGAGCAATTTCTTGAATAACAGACAAGGCCCATGCGGGCCAATTGTACTTTTCTAGATCGTAATCTATTTTTTTATTATTCCACTCAACTTCTAACTCATTCATTTCTTAAACCTTTCATTATGCTCAAGGTAGTTTAATACTGCCTTATATACAAGGAATAATGTTCCACCAATGAGTATAAACAACAGCACCGCTGGGTACTGTGTAATAGCATACAATGTAGCAAACAGCCCGAAAAATCCAGCTAGAGTAATTAGTATTGCTTTAAGTTTAATGTTCATGCTTTATCATCCCTAAATCTAACGAAGCGCGGAAAGCGCAACGAGTATGTACCATCTTGGTTCTGCGTAATAGCATCAGCAAGAATCTCAACAGTGCGACCAACAATCAAGTTACGGTCTGTCCAAAGACTATCACGCTCTGCATCACTGAATCCAGAACCAGCATTGACAGTAATTTCCTTACCATCATCAACACCATTGCAGACTAATGCACCCAAACGGTTCTTGTTACGACCGGTACCTTCTTCAAGACCAATCACTTCAAGGTCAACAGTGATAGTAGGCTTCCACTTCATCCAGTCAGTGCTACGCTTGCAGAGATACGGTGCCTCGAGGTTCTTAATCATGATACCCTCAAATCCAGCAGCAACCATATCCTTAGCGTAACGCTCAATCTGACTCTTACCCTCGTGAGTGTCGAGGTCAACTTGCAAGTGAGGAAGCAGCTCCATATTAGGCATCTTGTCAAATGCATTTTGCATAGCAGTAAGTAATGCAATACGCTTGCTAAGCTGTGCGTTCCAATGACCACGCTTGAAATCATCAATAGGAAGAATATCAAACACATGGAAAACGCTATCTTCGGCAGATACATTTTCTTTACGACGAGCCTGACGCATCAGTTCTTGGAAGCTGTTACCAACTACTTCACCATCAAGCATGAAGCCTTTTTTGAGAAGACCAGTAGACAGGCCATTGACCTTGCCAGCCGCCGCAATGATTTCGTTGATATTAACCTCAACCTGCTTTTCAATGTGTTCGAAGTTCTCAAACACCTTACCATTGCGGCTATAGCACACAATATCGGCAACTCTGTTAGGGCGGTAAAGATGCGGAGCATACGGAATAACCATCATCAATACACGAACGCCATCAAGCTTAGGCTCAAGACGCTTAGTACCCTTCATTTCAGGGCGCCCCTCGCTGTTAGTAGCAAGCTGGCAAGTGAAGATAGGAATCTCCCACTCGGTACCCTTGCAAATCTTGTTCACCGTAGTAGAACTAATACCGCTACGCATATCACGACGAAGGATAGGAGCAAGGAACAGGTTCCATTCGTCACTATCAAATCGTTCGGACATTTCGCTGATAGCGTCACGAGCATCATGGCCCGTAAGTTCTCGGCGCCAAAGACTGCCTAGCAGTTCAAAGAACTCATCATATGGATTTTCAGCATCAACGATTCCGATACTTTCAGGAATCTGCTTGACACCGAATGTGACATATGGATTGTAGCAGAACTTGAGACCCTGCAAGAAGTTGATGGACACTGTATTGCCGAGTTTAGCAGCAGTTAGTGCTTGTCTGACAACATCTTCCTTATGCAGGCGTCCGTTGTCTTCGTTTAGTTGTGTTATAAAACTTGCGCTCATAGTCTTGTTATACTACATTAAAGTGTGAATGTCAATCAAAAAGGAACATCAACCGGTCATAGAGGAAGCTTTAGTTTGCGGCGGTCAAACTTATTACAGGAATCACAGTATCGTTCCTGTGCGTGATAATAGGATTCTTTATATGCCTTGCCCCACTTCAACCACTTGTGCCAACCAAATCTACAAAGTACCCGTGACACTAGTAGAGGCTCTTCACGCAATGTTCGGAATACATTTTCCTTTTCGGCACTCACGCAGCAAACACCTTCACATAGTTAAGCTGGGTGCTATCTTCACGCTCATTACGATGACCCTTAACCTTGCCTTCGCCATTGATGTTAGAAGTCACTTCCAACTTGTTACGATGGGCAAAGAAAATTACCTTATTGTCAGGCGTGATTGCAGTCACGAAGAAAGTGCCCCACTGCTCGGAGAAGTTGCAACGAAGAATTTCAGCGGTAAACTTAATCTTATCGCCAACCTGACCGACAAATCCAGTAGCAGCGTTGACACGAGCATCAACGGTCTTACGCTCATTTGCACGAATATACGAAGCAGGAAGCGAGGAGATAACAGCAATATCGTAGTTGCTGTCAATCGTTTCTTTTTCAACAATAGAAAGCATAGACTGCTCAAACTCGGACAGCTTACGATCAGTAAGCATCTTAAAAGTCAGTCCCTGACAATGCTGAATGACCTTTTCGCTAAGTTCACGGTCTTCGTCACGAATGTCAAAAGAAGCGTCAAGGAACTGACGAATAAGAATCTTGTTAGGGAGACGAATGACGTTGCCCTCATCATCAGTAGCACCGATCTTAAGATAGCCGCAGTTGGCGCGATGTGCAGCACACGCAGCAGCAAAAACATCAGCAGTGTTGTAAGAAGGACGGGTGTAACGAGCCATTTAGTATCTCCTTGCTATATATTCACTATAGACAAAAAGGTACCCGAAGTCAACCAAAAAGTGACCTCAGGTACGATTTTTTGTTATTTTAAGCTACTGAACTAACGACTGCAAGTACACCAAAAAATACATTAACTGCGGCAACTATCAATAGCAATACTGATTTTGTTTCTCGTGCTACATATAGAGCATACGCCACAGCAACCCAATTTATAATCCCATATGGATTCAGTGAAACAAGAAAGTCTAGAAATTCCATCTTACTTAACTTTTACGAGCGACTGTGGTGTAGCGCAGCGAGGGCCGGCATCAGTAGAAACAAGAACCATACCTGCGTTATAACAGGCTTCAATACGTTGCCGATTCAGTTCCCTGTCAGCAGTTTCTTGTTTTGAAATATTAATAATAACTAATGCAAACAACACGACTGCAACCAAAAACAGGGTCCAGCCACTAAAGATAAACTTAAAAATATCACTAACAAACTTAGAAACATCACTAAAAATATTCTTCATTTTACTTCTCCTTGATAAAAATTAAACTGTTTCAACTACCTTAACCATTGAAGCAGGGACACGATAGCGACCAAGCTGCGTTTCAACGACGAGGTTCTTAATCTTCACATCCATAACAGTGCCGTTAAACACAGTGCCGTTACGACCAGTGAAAGTGACCTTAGCGCCCTTAGAAATAGAGCGTACATTCTGCTTAGTAATCTGCTGACGGCGCATCTTGATATATTCAACGAGGGTGTTTAGTTCCTCGTTGCTTGCTTGAGTAAGAACAAAATGCGAAATGTTTTCAAACTTAATCATATTCAATCTCCGTTTTCTCAGCTTATAATTAACTATATACCCGTTTTATGGGCATGTCAACCAAAAAATGACCTAGCCATAAAAAAAGGTAGAGCCGGTTAGGGCCCTACCAATTTTTGTTTTACGCTTGTTCGTAAAAGATATGAAGCCCGATGCGGGTCAATCTATCTTTTGTTCTAGCCCAATAAGGGCGAACATACGTTGCGTGATAGAATAAGGCATCATCCATGCCCTTGATACGCTTGTTGTTCTCTAGAACGTCATGAGCAATACGCTTGGCTTCGTACCAGGCCGGGCCAGAAGGCGTAGTCCAACGAAGGCTATGT